TGTCAGCAGTTATCCAGATGCCAGAGGATACAGTGTAGGAGCCGGAAAAGCAAAAATCACGATCAAAGGTGGTTCCGGAAAAGCACACCCATGGCATCTGGTTACACAAAACTGGAATCAGACTCATGTCTGGGGCTGGGTTGACGATGGATCATTTGACTGACAGGAGGAACATTATGTCAAAAATGGAAAAAAATGGAATGGAAAAGCTTGCAAAGGTATTGGATTCGAGAATGGGAGAACACTCAGGAGGAGGATTTTCGTTCGACTTTGGAGTGATTAAGAAAGATTATTCCCTTGTTTCCAATACTTTTCCTTTGCCTATTCCTAAAAAGGATTATTCCGTCTGCAGACTTTTGGCCAATCTATCAACCAACGTATCTGGAGGAACGCACGGAGGGCATAACAGCGGAACGGGATCACATAGCCATAAGGTGGTTATGCCTAAGTTAAAACCGGGAGATCGTGTGCTTATCGTATGGGTTGAGGGAGAACCTGTAGTCGTAGATGTAGTAGTCAAGGCAAGTGGATTATAGGAGGCAATATGGAAGAAGAATCAAAAAATTTACTGCCGACTGTGGATGTTCCAGATTTTGTGGATGAGGAGGAAGACGAAGAATATGACGTTGACTATAAACCATCGCCAATGTGGGATCTTGAAAAAGGAGATTTCGTTCGCACCGCCGCAAATAATGTGCCAATGAACGATGGATATGAAGCATATAAAATATGGTGTGTAAAAACGGTATCTACAGAAAGATATTCTTGCCTGGGATATTCGGATGATCATGGAACTGAAACGGAAGATATA